CCGGCGACCAAAAAATAGATTTATTAAACCAATTAGAAAATGTAAATATGGATCTAAAAGATTCTATGGGATCTATGTCGCAAATACTTGCACCTATGATATCGAATAGAACTGTAGATAACAGTACACAACAATTTGTAACATCTCCTCCAAGACCATATCCAAATTCAAACGGAGTTGATCGTTGGCAAGATAAGCGGTACTAACCTACATATGCTGCCACAAAAAAGCCCAGAATTAACTGGGCTTTTCTTTTTACTTCTTAGCTTTTTCGGCAGCTAACTCTTCAGGTCGTTTAACAGTTGGCTTTGGAAGTTTCTCTTCTTTGGCCGCCCCTTCCTTTTTCTCTATTTTAATAACACCCGGTGTTGCTGTAGGTGTCGGTGCTGCAGGCTTTGCCTTTACAGCCTTTGCTGGCTCTTTTTTCTTTTCTGCAGGCTCTGCTGCAAAACCTGAATGAGCCATAGCCATTGCGGCTAGAAATACAATAAGGGATTTCATGTTATCTTCTCCAAAAAGAATAGTCGCAAGCTTAGTCATCGCTCGCTAGTTTTGAGAAATATGACAATGACTCGTCATCGTCATCAAAGTCAACTTCCTTTGTAGGAGCTGCCTTTGGCGCGGCTGCTGGGCGTGCTGCAGATGTTGCAGGTTGCACATAATTTGCATCTTCACCCAATGTAACTTCTTCTGCCTTTTTAATTGCAGATGTACCTCCAGAAAGAACCATGTCTAGTTTTTTCTTAAGATCGTCATATGATTTGAAGTTTTTAGGGTCAAGAAACGCTGTAAGAGAATGTTGCTTATTCCAAATATTCTCGATAATAGAATCATCCTCGGAAATTGGGCTTGGTGTATCAAACTCTGATTTATCGTAATTGCGATATCCTTCCACATTACGAATTTTTAATTTAAAGTTTGCACCTTCCCAAAAGTCGAACGGATTAAGTGGCTTTTCGTCCTCGAACTGTGGCTCAGCAACATCCTTAATTTTGTCGAAAATCTTTTTACCAAACTTAAACAAAAATACTTTGCCTTCATTTTCAGGGTGCTTAGAATCCTGAACGATAAGAATATTTGTGTAGTAAGTTAGTTTACGCTTTTGTTTTCGAGCAACTTCTTTATTGGCCTCTGAGCCGGAATTCCATAACTCAGTATTAAACTCAGATACAGGATCAGTCTTGCCAATAGTTGTTAGTGAATTTTCAATGTACCATTTCCCTGTTGGGCCTTGGAAACCGTGATTCCAAACTCTAACCCATGGAAGTTCTTCGCCCTTAGGAGGAGCTAAGAATCGAATGACAGCGTAGCCGTTGCCTGCTTTGTCAACCTCAGGTTGCCAGAAACGGTCGTCATTTCTATTGTTAGATTCGGATTGTGGATTTGCGATCTTTTCAACTTCTTTCATTAAAGAATCGAAGCCGCCTCGTGATTTGCGGAGATCTGCTAGTGATGTGAATGCCATAGTATGTCCTTTCGTATTAACGGTGTATGGTTTTTCGTTTTAGTATTAACGTTTTTTAAATTTTTGATTAGCGTATGCATAATCTAGGTACTCATCAAACGCATCGTCGTCTTTATTGAACGATGCTACATTATATATAATCTTTCGATGCTTGTCAATCTTCTGTGTGCCCTTTTCAACTCGGCGCATTTTCTTCTCACGATCATTATAATCGTTCTTCTTAAACTTTTCCATTTTAAAAAATCAAGGCTCCTACCTTAAAGTTAAACATCTTCTTTACCCTTAGCTTTAACCTTTAGGAAAGGCCAAGCCGTCATTCTTTTATTTAATTCCATTTGACTGTGTGCCAACTTAATTAAGTATCTTTGAGTTTCTTTCAAAGATTCCTGAGTCGTAAAAAGCGATTCTTGTAACATTAAAATATCTTGTTCTAAACGCTTAATCTTCTGCGTTTTTAGTTCCAACTCGTCTTCTAAAGATTGCATCGTATTTTTCCATGTCGATTAAAAGAAAAGGTTTGTACTTTTTAATAAGTCTAGAAACATCAGGCCACACTACGGTGTCACTAATCTCTCGATCAAACCTCTCGGTAAATTTATTTAGTCTTTCCAATATCACTAAAGTTTCTATACTAATTGTGTTTCGTAAGAATGCTTTAATTATATATGGATGCTGACCTTTTGACACCGCAAAAATATCCTCAATTTTTAGATTGGATTCGTCCAAATCATTAATAATATTATCTAATTCTTGCTCGAAATTATAGGATAAACTCTCGACTCGCTTTTTCCATTCTTTATATCGTTGACCTGCTTCTAAATCAAACATTCCGCCCCAACGATCACCCGACACAAAATTCGCTACTAGAAAATTTGCGACTTCTTCATCTGAATAGCTTTTGGCAATTTTTCTAATTGAGAACAAATCTTTGCGCTTAGCATATGCTTGACGACTTGCTCGCACTCTGCCTTTTTGTTGAATTACATCATAATTGTCTGTTGTGAAATGTAAACGCAAAGCTAAGTACATTTTATAAACTGAGTATTCATCCATTATCATAGGGGTAATTTACCGCGCGGCCTCATATAGTTTTGTTCTTCTGCCTCATTTTGAATCTTATCTTTTAGTGATTGATTAATTAGATTGGCAACGGCTGTAACATCTATATCAATTTCATTGCAGTATTGTATTACTGCATCCATATATCCTATACTTTCAGATAAGACCTTTTCTTCAATATACAAAGAAAATTCATTTTGTGATCTGAATCTTTTGGTAATAATTAAACTGTCGGTCAATACTGCATCTAAATTAAGTTCTGTCATTGTATTCTATTTTATTAATATCTATATTATATAGGTATAACGGTAAAAGTTCAATAGATTTAAAAATTAAGTTGTTCATTTTAATTTTTGTAATTCTGGGAACAAACATTCTTGAATAAAATGCCGAACATCATCTTCACTTAACCCCAAACTAACCATAACTTTAGGAGTGTGCGGATTTTGTTTTTGATTTTCACAATAATAGTTCTGTTCAAGTGTTGTATCGTTAGCAGTTTGATTAGTTTCATCTACTGTGTCTAAGTAATGATTGACTAGGATATGTGCCAAACTTGTAAGTTGTTTTAATTCATTTTCTTCGCTTACGTTACCAGCAGCTACCATATGTTCACTGAAAATACGTTCGGCCCAGTCTGGTAGTTTGCGTTTTTTATTCCATTCGTATTTTCCAACTTCTTCCCCAAAATATTTAATCATAGGGTGGTTTATATCTCCTGCAGGACTATAATCAATAAAACAACCTGTAATCTTATTTTTACCTGCTATAACATCAAATCCAAAGATAGGTGCAGGATTGTGTGTATGCGGAAAGATGCAACAATGCATCATCCATAGTCCTTTAGTTTCACGAGCATCTACTACATCAATGTGCGCTCTACGGTATCGGCTACTGGCCCATACTTTATTTACCCACCCCGGCTGATTAAAACGCTCCATAGCTGGTTCATGTATAATACTACCGGTAGCATAAAATTTATATTCAAGATATTGTTCAATCTTAATTAATGTATCCCATACCGAAGACATTAGTTAAATTCCTTAACAATTTGTATATTATAATCAAATCCAACACAGGCTTCTTTTCCCATGTCGTCTTTTAATTTAGCTCGAAACTTTTCTGTTAGTTCTTCTTTATTTTCGAATTGAAACATTTTGCCTGAACCTGGAACAAGCTTAGCGAAAATTTGTCCACCATTTAAATCACCTAAGTATCTTACATACATATGTGCAATTAGATCATCATGTTTAGTAATGTCCATAATATACTGAATATACTTTAATGTAGATTCTTTAATCGTATATGTTTTATCTGGTACAGCTAATTCCTGAAAATCTTCAAAGATTGCTTTAGATCTATAAAGACCAGGGATGCCTTCATACGTTCCTAATTTTGGTCCAGCAATATTTTCCATAGCATGGTATATCAAATAAAGTTGATACAAATATTCTGCATATTTATTTTTATCAACTCTCTTTTGAAAAATTTCTTTAATAAATGATTGCGTTTCCGCTTCTTTATGTTTTTCGTGTGTTTGTTCTTTTAATGTAGACATAATTTTATTTAAATAATATAAGTGCAAGTAGAGTTGAGTGAATAATAAAACCTGTACCGATTGTTACAACGTGAAGAATATCTTTAAGTATTACTGCTCTAACAAACAGCATAGATAGCCCCGCCCAAATAAACAAAATAAGATCAACTGGGGGCATCTTATCTGATAGTCCAGACATAACGGAAATCATTGTTGGCACAGTTGCGGCATGAATAAGAACAATTCCAATCCATGAAATTGTTTCTGCAGTAGCAACCGTTAAGGTTGTTTTGCAATAATTCATAACATCTTGTAGTGTGGGGTATTTAAAGTTCATAATTTATTTGTAAAAAATGTGATTGCCAATTTGTGCGATTTGTTGTCGCTTCCATCCGGGAGAAACGTATGTTGCGTGATAATAAAGTGCGTCGGTTAATCCTGCTAATCGGAATCCTTCAAGTAAAACTTTCTTAGCTACCTCATAAGATTCTTTATATGCAGATTGGTGAATAGGTCGTGTTTTTGTAGCTGTCTCGCAGTACCAACTGAATTGGCAAATTACTTTTTCATAGACTACATTCTTTTGATATACTACTCTACAAATATCATTTGGGAATCCTGCATTTGCGGCTCTATTCATTGTAACTTGTGCTACAGCAACTTTGCCTTCAAACGGTTCACTTCTTGCTTCGTGGTAAATATTTTTTGCCAAACAGTCTAACTGCTGTTCTCTAACTGCAACTGTTGCAGAGGTATCTTTAAAGTTTGATTGTTTTAAATTTTGTAGTTTCGATGTTGTTACTTGTGTTAGTATTGATACCAACAATACTGCAGATACTGCTACTAAAAATGTTTGTGTATATGTTTTCATTTATCTACGCAAGGGGATTTCTCCCCCTGCCTTCAGATTACTTTTTACTAATAGTCTTTATATTATCTTGAGGAATGTTAGAAACAAAGCCATTCAATACATGAGCCTTTGCAATAATATCAGTTTCTGAGGGATAGGCTGGAAAGCCTGGGTGATCCGGCGGTGTTTGCCCGGCGTGTTTAGCCGTCTCCACTTTTGTAGACCAGTCGTTAGATATTACTTCACGTTTACCGTAGTAATCGTCACCAAGCATATCTTTGGCCATTTTTAAAAGTTCTAATCTAATTTCGAACGGTGTCATATTACTCATTTTAATCTCCTTGTGTGTATGAGTGTTTGTAAAATGATAGGTTATTCTGTTACGAGGAAACCTATCGAAACCCTAAGCAGAGTTTAGGCTGCTAATGCGAACTGTGAGTCGTTTGCGTTTACTTTGTTTTAGTTTTAACATCTACTCTGATGTGCTGTCCACTCTGGTACTCTTTACCCTGTCGAATCTATTTCAGGCCCATCATAAAGACTTTTCCAAAGATTGTGTGCTTCGAAATAACTAATCCAAACACACCCTTCGCATCCTTTACCGCAACAAGAATTTGGCTTTTGCGGTTCGGCTGGTAAATCTTTATGGTGGACCTGGCGGGATTCGCACCCGCTTCCAGAATCTGTTTCTCTTTGCTTCATACAGCAATAACTCTATTATAACGCCTTTTGTTTAAGAAGTCAAAAGTTGTTTGTCCTTTTCGTATAAATCTCTATACTCTAATAATTTGAGTACCCAATTATCTCGTTTTTCGACAAATACTTGAGGATCATCGTTTTCAACCGCCATAATAATAACTAATTTACTTACAGGTACCCCTGTTCGTTCTTCATACATAACTGCATATGCAGCACATTGCATAAAGTAATTATGAATGTGATCTTTATCTTTTCGTCTACTAGACGTTTTATAATCTATAATTGCTAAGCGACCTTCATATTCGGCAACACAATCTACAGTCCCTGCCAATCTTAAATGATCGGAATATAATCTTTGTTCTTGAACATGAACATTGTTAATTTTGTGTAAATATGGAATAATACTTTCAAACAATTCTCTTTGAAATACTGGAATTGTATCTAGCACATTTACATTATTAAGATAATTCTCACAATGTAAGTGCATTTTAGTGCCACG